ATTTAATACGTATATACCAGAACAACCACACGTTTATAGTTTCTTCTATCAAAAACATAGAAAACAAAAAGATATAAACAGATTAATTCCGGTTGTAAAGCATTACGAGTATTGTGAGACGATTTTTAGAGATCTAAAACCGTTTAACTTAGATTGTAGCGATGATTATTGTCAATGGTTTGACAAAAAGTCTTCAATTGTGTTTTCCGCAATTGAGGCAAATGGTATAAAAATAGATAAAGATGAGTTTAAAAAACATTTCGAGAGGGATCCGGAGGACGAGTTTGTATTTACTTCTTACAATCTTAAAACCCTTACTACTCGCCCTTCCAACAAGTTTGATGGTATCAACTACGCGGCTCTCAACAAAGAAAACGGTTGTAGGAAAAGTTTTATTCCTCGTAATGATGTCTTTGTGGAACTTGATATTAGCGCCTATCATCCTACTCTTAGTGGGAAGCTTGTGGGTTATAATTTCGGTGACGATGATATACATAAGGCTTTTGCAAGCATGTATAATGTTGATTACAAAAAAGCTAAAGAGCTAACGTTTAAACAATTATACGGGGGTGTTTTCAAGCAATATGAGAACCTGGAGTTCTTCCAACGCGTAAAGATATATACTGATGATTTGTGGGAAAGGTTTCAATCTCAAGGGTATATTAAGATGCCTCAATCGGGGTATATACTTAGGAAAGAGGATACACAAGATATGAAGCCGCAAAAGTTGTTTAACTATGTACTACAAAACTTGGAGACCTCAACTAATGTTCTTATCTTATGGGAAATATTAAAATTACTGCGTGGTAAGAAAACAAAGTTAGTATTGTATACTTACGACGCATTTTTATTTGATGTTGCTAAGGAAGAAAAACAGCTAATAAAACAAATACAAAAATTAATAAAAGGTTTTAAATTAAACACAAAAATGAGTTATGGAGCTAACTACGACTTTAAGTAATACTGAGCATATGTATTCGGGACAATACGATTTTGAACAACCCGAAAACTTTATAGATTTGAATAATAAGTTATTTTGTACTTTTACCCCTTTAGAAGAACTAGATGGGTTAATTGAGGATTTATCTTCGAGGTACAACATCATGTATAACAAGATGTTTGTGTTGCACGTAAAGAGCAATAACGAATATGTTGTTACTTACAATGTCGATCAGGGCAATGTAAACAACATTCCAGAAAATACAATCCTAGTACATAGAAAGAAAGATACTAATACTCTATACACTATTAATGCTTTGAATGAATTGATTAAAAAGCTAAATGGTGGTGTAGTTGATACTCGCTTTAGAGTAGATTGGCAACACTATAGAAATTGTATCTTACTTACCCAACACAACGAATTAAAGCAGTTAAACACAAAGATTTACAAAATTGTAGAACTTTAGGTTGGAATATTGCAAAAGGTTTTTTACATTTAGTTACAAATAAAAATTAGTTATAATCATGGATTTGAACGTAATCAAAGAGCGTCTTAATCAGATGCAAAACGCTGCAAACAACCAGAACTCAGGCGGCGGAAAACAATTGTTCTGGAAACCATCTGTTGGTAAACAAACAGTTCGTATTGTACCTTTTAAGTACAACAAGTCTAACCCATTTACAGAAATGCAATTCTACTACGGTATTGGTAGTAAGAAAGTAATGGCATCTCCTGCTAACTGGGGTGAGAAAGATCCAATTAAAGAATTCGCTAAGCAACTTCGTCAAACAAATGACAAGGATAACTGGCGTTTGGCTAAAAAGTTGGATGCTAAAACTCGTATCTTTGCTCCTGTAGTAGTACGTGGTGAAGAAAGCGAAGGTGTTAAATTGTGGCAGTTCGGTAAGGAAATTTATGAATCATTCCTTCAAATGGCTGCTGATGAGGAAGTAGGTGATTTTACTGATATCTTGAATGGTCGTGATATTAAGTTAAACACAGTAGGTCCTGAATCAACAGGTACTCCTTATAATCGTACAACAGCTTCTCCATCAATGAAAACATCACCACTTTCTAGTGATGAGGCTGTAGTTGAGAGTTTGTTGAATGATCAACCGGATCCTAAAAAAGTATTTAAGCCATTGTCTTATGATGATATGAAGCAAAACCTTCAAGAATGGTTGTCCCCAGAGGATGCTGAAAATGAAGGTGATATCATTTCAGAACCAGCTGTAGATTTTGATTCGGATGTTAAACAACCAGCTCAATCAAACTATTCACTTAGTACAAAACAGGTAAAAAAGTCTAAAACTGAACAATTCGATGATTTGTTTAGTGAAGATGATGATGATCTACCATTTTAATTAAAGGACTATGCCAAGAGGAAAAAAATCAAAGTCTCTATCGGAGGCAGTCTCCTCTGAAATTAAAGCGAACTTTAATCTAGATAGCTTTAAGAATAAGAAGGGGCTTACATCAAAAGCTAAATTTAAAGAGCAAACCTGGATCCCACTTTCGGATGCTTATCAAGAAATTACTTCGGTACCAGGTATTCCTCAAGGTCACATTGTATTGCTTCGTGGGCATTCTGATACAGGCAAAACAACTGCACTCCTAGAGGCAGCTGTATCAGCCCAGAAGCGAGGTATTCTACCAGTATTCATTATCACTGAGATGAAATGGAACTGGGAACACGCCATTCAAATGGGTCTTGAAGTAAATGAAGTTGTAGATGAAGAAACAGGAGAAATCCTAGATTACAATGGTCAATTCATCTATACCGACCGTGAAAGTATTAACTCAATTGAAGACGTAGCTGGTTTTATTTTGGATCTTATTGATGAGCAGAAAAAAGGTAACTTACCTTATGATTTGCTTTTCTTGTGGGATTCAATCGGATCTGTTCCTTGTGAGATGTCTATTAAGTCAAACAAGAACAATAACGAATGGAACGCAGGTGCAATGTCAACTCAATTTGGTAACAACGTAAACCAGCGTATTGTATTGTCACGTAAGGAAAGTAGCCCATATACTAATACCCTTGTGTGTATTAATAAGGTATGGACTCTAAAACCGGAATCTCCAATGGGTCAGCCTAAGTTGATGAATAAAGGAGGATACGCAATGTGGTTCGATTCAACATTTGTAGTAACATTTGGTAATGTAATGTCTGCAGGTACATCTAAGATTAAAGCAATCAAAGATGGCAAGCAGGTAGAATTTGCTAAACGTGTTAATATTCAAATTGATAAAAACCATATTAATGGTGTTACAACAAGAGGTAAGATTGTAATGACTCCCCATGGGTTTATTTTAGATAATGATAAATCACTTAAAGCTTATAAAGAAGAGCAGTCCGCAGCATGGAAAGCTATTTTAGGTGGTGGTGATTTTGTTATTGCCGAAGAAGACCAAGCATACGAGGATATTACAGCTCACACTCAAGAACCATCTTAAATTATGAATAAGAAAGAATTACTTAAGCTCCTCAATAATCTTGACGAGCAAGGCCCGGAGACTGCCCAAACAGACAGAGTACTAATTATAGATGGTCTCAACTTGTTTTTTAGGAATTTTGCAATGCTTAATGCTGTAAATCCTGACGGGGTGCATGTAGGTGGCTTAGGTGGATTCTTTAGATCACTGGGTGCTCTAATACGTCAAATCCAACCAACCAGTGTATATGTTGTGTTCGATGGGGCAGGTTCAGCGAATAATCGTAAGAACCTGCTCCCCGAATACAAATCTGGGAGGAATCTACAACGTATTACTAACTGGGAAGTATTTGAAAGTCATGATGACGAAGATGATGCTAAAGTAGACCAGATAGTAAGAGTTATTCAGTACCTAAAAACTTTACCTGTTAAAACAGTTACAATTGATAAGGTAGAAGCAGATGATATTATTGCTCATTTGTGTACTATTTTACCAAATCGTAAAGAAGATAAAGTATTTATTGTTTCTTCCGATAAAGATTTTCTTCAATTGGTAAACGAAAATGTTATCGTTTATAGACCAATGGAAAAGGAATTTTACGATGAAAATACTGTTAGACAAAAGTTTAATATGTCTCCTTCTAATTTTATCATTTATAAAACACTTATGGGTGATAATTCCGATAAAGTCAAAGGTGTTAAAGGTCTAGGTGAGAAAAAATTACAAAAATTATTCCCTGAACTGCAAGAAAAAGATCTAACATTAGATGATGTTTATAATATTTGTGAATCTAAATTTAAGGAACACGTAATTTATGCCCGTGTTATTCAGGATATCGATTCGTTAGAAAAAAACTACAAAATTATGGACTTATCAAATCCAATGTTAGATGAAAATGATAAAACTTACCTAAATTGGGTTGTAGACTCAAATGATATTAATTATCTTCCAGAACAGTTCGTAGCATTTTATAACGAGGATAAACTCGGTGGGATGATTCGAAACGTAGAATTTTGGGTGAAAGATATTTTTGAGCCTTTAAACAGTTATAATAAATAAGTTACATGACATTAGTAAGTCTCCAACAGTATGGACCTGCCTTTCAAATTAAGGTAATTTCATCACTGCTAACACATAAAGAATTTTTAACTAATATTCATGATATTATTAGCGATGAATACTTTGATAATCAGGCACATAAGTGGATTATTAAAGAAATCCTAAAATATTATGATAAGTACCATACTACACCTTCAATGGATATTATTAAGGTTGAGTTGAAAAAAGTAGAGAATGAAGTACTTAAAGTAGCAGTTAAAGAACAATTACGAGAAGCATATCAAGCTTCAGATGAAGATTTAGAATACGTACAAGAAGAATTTTCTACATTTTGCAAAAACCAACAATTAAAAAAAGCACTACTTAATAGTGTAGATTTATTAAAAGCTGGAGATTATGATTCAATCAAATTAATGATTGAAAACGCAATGAAAGCAGGTCAAGATAAAAATGTAGGTCACGAATATAATAAAGATATTGAATCACGATTTAGAGAGGATTCAAGAAAAGTAGTACCAACACCTTGGGAACGTATCAATGATTTAACTCAAGGGGGTCTTGGTAATGGAGATTTTGGTCTTATATTTGGTAATCCTGGTGGTGGTAAATCATGGTCATTAGTAGCACTTGGTGGTTATGCTGTACGTTTAGGGTTTAATGTTGTTCACTATACTCTTGAATTAGGTGAAGATTATGTAGGAAGACGATATGACGCTTTTTTCACTAAAGTACCAGTTGATCGAATTCTTAAATCAAGAGATAAAGTAGAAGAAATAATCCCCCAACTACCAGGTGAGCTAATTATCAAAGAATTCCCAACAGGTCGCGCAACAATATCGACTATTGAATCCCATCTTAAAAAAGTAAATGACTTAGGAATTAAGCCTGATTTAGTGATTATTGACTATGTTGATCTTCTTGCTACAAGAAAACGAACTGCAGATCGTAAGGGAGAAATTGATGATATTTATACAAGCACTAAAGGACTTGCTCGTGAGCTTGATATACCAATTTGGTCAGTTTCTCAGGTAAATAGAGCAGGTGCTAAAGACGATGTGATTGAAGGAGACAAAGCAGCTGGTTCATATGATAAGATTATGATCACTGATTTTTGTTTATCTTTATCACGTAAAGCAAAAGATAAAGTAAACGGAACAGGAAGATTTCACATTATGAAAAACAGATATGGTATGGATGGGTTAACGTTTGGTGTAAAAGCTGACACATCTACAGGCCATTTTGAAGTTCATGATTACGATCCTGAAGATGAAGAAGTAGAAACATCTACAAATAAAACAAACAGTTACGATGAAGTCGATCAGTTCGATAAAAAGATGCTGGCAAATAAGTTTTTCGAACTAAACTCATAACATTTTAAATTAAATTATTACAATGGCAAAGAAAAAATCTCTTTTGCAGGAACGTATTGTCTACAAACCATTTGAATATCCGAAAGCACACGAATACTGGATGAAGCAACAGCAAGCTCACTGGTTACATACGGAAGTCCCAATGATGTCAGACATTAACGACTGGAAACAAAACCTAACCGAAACAGAAAAAAACATTATCGGCTCAATCCTTAAAGGATTCGCCCAAACAGAAACAGTAGTAAACGATTATTGGTCAGGTCTAGTTACCAAGTGGTTCCGCAAACCCGAGGTTATTATGATGGCTACAACATTTGGTGCTTTTGAAACAATTCACGCTGAAGCTTATTCTTTGCTAAATGAAGAATTGGGTTTAGATGATTTTAGTGAATTCCTAGAGGATGAAACAACA